GTTTTATCATATACTATCCACTGCATTGCTTTTGCTACTTCCTGAAAAGAATATCCTTTCAATTTTACTATTGAAGAAGAAAGTGTTTTATAACTATCTCCAGCTAAAGTACGTTGTTGTATATCAAAACTACCCATTTTCCGTACCATTGTAACACTTGTTACCATAATTAAAAATTATTAAATTAAACGAGAAAATCCCATCAATTCGGCAGTATTGTGAGAAGTGCCTCCTTGATAGGATTTTTAATAATTTTTTCGTTACAATGTAATGCTTCTCACTTCACTACAAATGCAAATCTATAACATTTATTTCAAAAAACTCATCGCAATATCAATTTCTTTTGAAATACCATTTTGAATCGTTATAGTATTTAAGCATTCCTGCTTTTTATTTTCAAGTTTTTTTACCAATTTTATTCGAATTTCATTAAATATTTGAACCGTTTCTAAATCAGAAAATTGAAAATCAATATCAGAATTTAACTCACTAAAAGTGCTATCTACTCGCCTTTTTATTTTTTCTTCTTTTGTCGCTTTTTTGAATAATCTCATAACTCTAATTTTAATGTTGTTTTGTTACTAGCGTTGTTTTTTTGTCGCTCTTTAAACTCCTTTGAAATCCATGTACGTATCAAACAGGATTTACTTTGAGGAGTCTTTGAATTTGTCGCTCCATGCATGAATATTAAGTTTTCTTTTGACAAATTTGAAAAAACAGACCCAAATAGATTTACTTGTTGTGGCATATCATATTTTTCCAAATACGCTTTTTTAAAATCGTTTGCGCTAAATACTCGAAATTGTTTTTTGACCCATTCACTTGCAAAATTGAATATCTGAGTGTATTCGGCTTTATTTGCCATTCTAACACGATGCAATGCTTCGTCTTTAGTTTCAATATACTTTTCCATAACTATCTAATTTTGTTGAAAAATCTTCTAATGAAATAACCTCGTACAATACTAGCAAAAAAGAAAACAAATGTAATTACCAAATTTTGCTTAAAACTAACATCAATTTTTAACATAGGATACAGAATTAACTGTATCACTATGCTAATAATTAATCCAATAACCGTTTGAGAAATGCTCTCAAAAAAAGATAAAATTTTAGATTGTGGTTTCATTTGTCAATAATTTTTCTGCATCAATAACACATTTAGTTAAAAAAACAATATCCTCTATTGGCACATCAAATTGAAATTTAACGAAATTTGGATATTCAATACCTTCAGGAATATAGCTTAAATTATACAATTCGTTTTCAACAATAAACCTAGTTTGCCATTCATTCAAACCTAATTTTTCAATTACATTTGTTACTTCAAGTTCTTTTCTGATTTGAAGCAACTGTTTTTCAGTTGGAGCGTATGTTATAATTTCGCATTTTGGTTTTCCTAAAATTATGCTATTCGATAAAACCTGCCAATAAACCTCTTTTTCTTCTTTTTTGAACTGCTCAAGTGTAATGATTCCTTCGTTAAGCTGTAACAATTTCATAGATAGTTCGTAGTATCTTTTAGGTTCAAAACACTTAATATCTCCTGCTGTATCTTTTTTTACGTAATCTTTTGAACCACTCCAAAACTTATATTTTGGGTGTACATCAGTTTCTTTTGATCCAAAAGTGTATTCAATTCCTAAATGAAATTTATTGCAATAGTGTTCCATTACATGACCCCAAATAGTAGATTGACTTTGTTTGCCTAAATCGATTGACCGCCCTAGTGTTCTTTCGGCTCGCTTTTCTTCGATGTAAGTTAATGCAGGTGCGCCAAATCCATCTTTTGTAGCATTTTGCGTTGTAAGTTTCCAAATATTAGAACTTGTAAAACGACCGATTCTCTCTAAATTATTTACCATAATTAATTTTTTATAAAAGTTCCGTTTACCGTTTTTCCAGTTCTATTTTTGATTTCATTCCAAGCGATATTAGCACATTCAGTAAGGTCTAAATCTAAAGAATTAGCCAAGTCGTTTAACCAATCAAAAGGACAGTTTTCATTCATTGTATCATTTGCATATCCACATATTGCGTATAAAAAAATACCATGATTAACTTTTAGATTTGGTTCTGTAAATTTCAATAAGGAATTTTGATTTGTTTGATTGAAATAGATTGTTAAAACAACGAAAATATCTCCTATTCCGTCTTTTATTTTTTCTACATCATTTTTTAAAATAGCACTCGCTGTTTCACCTACCTCTTCTAACAATTTTAAATACTGTTTTGGTGCGTTTTCTAACTTTAATAAGTTTTTTTCTTTAGCCCATTGTAATATTTTAGGATGTAATTCGGTTAGTTTTAAATTATTCATTTGTTTTATTTTTTTGAGTTTAAAAAATCAGTTAGCTTTTCGTAATTTGAACTTTCTTTTTTATCGATAATTCTATTTGCATCTATAATTTCATTTTCAGATAATTTAGAAGAAACTTCCAACAATAGTGCTTTTAATAATTCAATTGCAGTTACATCTTCACTTTCAACATCTATCATGGAAACAACGTCTTTTACTTCTTCTACAGATTGCATTCCATTTAAAATGTCAGGTGCATATAGCCTTCCGAAAAAAGAAGCTGCACGATATTGAAACATTAACTCTGGCATTGTTTTCCATTTAGAACCAACTTTTGATAGCCAGCCTTCACTTTTTACCATTAACCATGTAACTAATGGGCCAGTAATTCTATTTCCGTCAAAATCGTCAGTATAAGCTCTACACCCATAAGAATCACTTTGAGTATCTGAACCAACAAACTCAAATTTTAACGGCTTAAAACGACCGCATGAGTTTAGCGCTGCAATTATAAATGTAGAACGCCAACTCGGTTTTCCTTGAATAATATCCAAATTCTGCATTACTTGAAACGGACTTACATTTATTCTATTTGCCATTTCTAAAGCAATCATTGTATTTGGAATGTTCCCTTGGTAGTTTTTAGGCACTAAATCGGACGTTGCTAACATTTTAGCCATTCTTTGAGCATCTTCAAAATTTGATATTGTGGAAAATGCACCGCCTTTAGTTGTTGTTGTTATTTCGTTTGACATGATTTATAGGTTTTCTAATTCTGTTAATAATTCATCAAAAAAGGCATCAATTTTATTTTGAGTTTCTTTTCTGAAATTTTCAGTTTCTTCGTTTGCAAATTCACGGAAAACAATTTCAGATATAAAAGAATCTTTTACAGTATCTATTGATTTTTTCAATTGCTCTTTATCTGTTTTCAATCTTTTTACTCTCGCTTTGTTTTCTTTTTCTACTTTAATTTTGTTTTCAGCTTCTAACTTTTCGGCAGCTTCTTTGTATTTTTTAGCTTTTTCAGCTTTATCTTTAGCTTCTTGAATTGAATTTTTAGCATCAGTTAAAATGTTTTCAAATTCTATTAAATCAGCATCAAAAATTAATTCAGCAGACTTTTGAAAAAAGTTATCGGCATCGCTAAATTTAAAATCTAATTTTGATAATGCGTTTTCATTTGAAACAGCAATAATTCCAATTTCAGCAAGTCTGTTTTTACGAACCTCAAAAACTTTGTCTTTTTCTACTTTTTCCTTTTCTTCGCGTTCCACTTTTTCTTTAGCCTGTTGTTCCTCAATTTCTTTGAGTTTAGCATCTGATTCAGCTTTTTCTTTTAATAACTTTTCATTTTCAATACGTTGGTTTTCTTTTTCAGTAATTGAATTTATTTTATCATCGCAAACCTTTTTAACTCTTTCTTTAGCTTGGTCAAATAAAATATCGTATTCTTCAAAATCAAAATCCGTATCCATTCCTGAAAAAACAGAATTTTCAGCACCTTTCAAAACATCAACACCCCAATTATTAATAATTTCATAAGAAGAAGTTTCTAATTCTGAAATTTTATCTTTAATGGTTTTAATTCTTAATTCCTCAAGACGTTCACGTTCCAAACGCTCTTTTTCTTTTATTTCCTCAAATCTTTTTACTTCCGATTGTTGCTTTGTTTCATGCTCTAAAGTAATCGACACAAGTCCATCGATAATAGTTTTTACGTCTTTTCGAAAATTAGATAGTTTTGAAGCAATTATTTTTTCTTGCGCTTCTAAAGTAGTCCTTCCTTTTAACAATGCAGTACGATGTTTTTTAGCTATCTCGTAGGTTGCATTATCTGTAATTTCAACAAAAGGACATTCTTTGACTAATTCCTCTTGTTTTTGTTTAAAGCCTTGTAATTCTGGTAAATTAGTTGCTTTTAAATCGTCTAGTTTTAATAATTCGTTTGTCATTTTTTATTTATTTATTTAATAAATCAATCCAGTTTTTGTTTCCAATCTCAACTTGTAATTGAGCGTAATTTTCAGCGGTTACTTCTTCTTCAAAATCGTACATTTTTGAGTTCATAATTTCAACCCACAATTCAGCGTGCCAAATGCCAATTTTCTTTGATATTCTAATTTCGTATTTGTCCATACTATTCAGGAATTATTAAAATTTCTACTAAATCTTTTTTCGTCTCATTACGGTAATACTTCAACAGCTTAACCACAGGAAACAACTCGCTAGAAGCCATAATAATATCATTGAAATCAAAATCAAAACTTTGGCATAATGAATAAAGTAATTCAATAACATCAGGGGATTCTTTTTCCCAACTAGCAATGGTAACATTACTAATCCCACAAATAGCGTTTAAATCCTTTTTTACAAAGGAAGGATTTGACTTTTTTAAGTCATACGATATTTTTGAAATATCGATTTTAAAATTTGTCTTTGACATATATTTAATTTAAAAGTGAATAATCTTTTGTTAATTCAGAAAGGGGGCGGTCAAAATTTGGATCGTTTATTTCTGAATGTGCTGGTTTATAATTTTTTGTTGGTTCTAAAACCCAAGTATAAGATATTGGAATTCTTTTATACCCATTAAAGTACTGTTTTTTGATTTGGTTAAAAGCACTATGTACATTTAAAGCATTTACAGAATAATGTTCGAAATCTTTTTCTTGCTCTTTATTTTGCACATATCGAAACCATATTTTTAATTCATATTTCATACTTTTAAATTTAAGAATTGTTACACTCACAATCTACTTTACACTCA